CTGACGGGTGGACTCGATCATCGATTCGCGACCGATGCGCATTTCACCGAGAGCGCGATCCATGCCCTGACCGTATTCGGTGCGGGCCTGATCGAAGTAGCGGGTGAACGACTGCTCCGCACGCTGCATCTCGGTGCGATACAGCGCCATGTTCTGCTCCCGCTCGCGAGAGTACTGTTGCATGATCGGTCCAAACAGATCAGCATACTCATCGCCTAGTTCACGAAAATCCGCGATAGCCTGAGTCTTGGCCCTAGCCAAAGCGGCTCGTTTTGCTCCTGCTCCGCCGGAAAGGATTTCGCTCAACCAAGACATGTCATTCTCCTCTGCTCTTGCCGACCTGCGAGACGATCACGGACATTCGTTCGATTGACCACGGCTTGCCGTCGGATGCGATCGTGATGTACATCGCCTCACCACGGATACGGCACTTCTTCGCTGTATTGCGGCCCGCCACTAGCGTGCCGATTTCCTGAACCTCGGCTTCGGGGAAAGACGCGCCCGAGACATCGGCGTTGTCCATCTCGTCAGGAGAAACGGGATTCTGCGTCATGGTGACCATAGCACCATCAGGACTGCCCGGATCATCCGTGATCTGCTCGTACTCGTTCGCGGCCGTCACGGAGTCCTCGATGATCCATTGCGTTCCATCCCACTTGATCACCCAGTTCGCTGGGCCGTTGTAGACGCGGGTGGTTCCCGATGCGAACGGATCGTCCTGCGTGTACTGCCCGAACGGGCGGACAGCGAAACGGCCGTCGATGAAGTTCGGCGGCGTACCGACGGTTGCTCCGGGATCTCCTCCGTCGTACAGCGGAGTCGGACCCGCGCCGGAGGCATCGCCGCCGTCGATGACGAGCGGGTTCAGGTTGATCACGAACAGACTGTCCGTCTGCAAGCCCAGCGCGGTCTGCGCCGTATCGCCCTTGGTCACGCTGACGATCGGAGACTGGCTCAGGTCGTTGAAGTCGTTCGGAACCTCATACTGGTCATCGCCGAGATCGATCCTGACCTCGTTGAGCATCACCCGATAGGGCAACTGTCCGATGACTGGACCGACCGTGAGGCTGCTGCGCACGAACTGGCGCCGCTGGTCCTCGTCGGTCATCTCGGAATCCCATCCGTCTATGCCGATGGGAAACGCTCGGTCAATGACCGAGATCGAAGCAGAACCGCCAAGGAACAAGCGCCCTGACTTGTTGCGGGATGTGCCTACATATGACGCCGATGTCGGAGCATAGATGTTCGGATCGGCAAACCGCTGCGGCCAAAACGAATCAGTCTTGAGGTCGTAGTAGATGTGCAGGCTCGCCTGCTCGACTCCGCTGACCGACAGGAAGATCCACACGCCTTCACGGTCAGGGTCATAGCAGAGACATGGAAACACATCTCCGGTGGCGACGCTTCCCGTAAGCGATGACGCTGCGGTGCCAAGGTCAACCTTCTCTGCGGTGGATTCCTCAGCCAGCCCGCCTTCGGTTGTCTGCGTCTTCGAAGTCGCGCCAGTCGCGCTTCCGCCCTCGGTCGTGATCGAGCGAAGGGTTCCACCCGCAAGGGAACTGGTTCCGCCAATGGATGGAGTGCCGAAATCCAAGCGCAGAAAGAACGAATCAAGCCGACCCGCGCTCACGCGGTTTCCGCGATTGAAGTTGAAGTCGTTCGCGTTGATGAAGTACAGGCCGTCGTTCGCGAGGATGAACGCGCCCTTCTCCTGCGACTGGCAGTAGGCGCGCTGACCTGCGATGCCAATCGACTTGGTCAGGCTGACCAACGCGACCTGTTCTTCGAAGATCGGATCCGTGGTGAGGAACGAGAACGAGTTGGTGCAGGCAAACATCAGTCCGCTCTGCGCGAACGGGAAGATCGCGACGATCGGATCACCGAGCGTTCCATATGCCGTGCTGACCGTGCCGCCGATTCCGCTCATCGCTCCGATGAAATCGGATCCACTCCAACCGTCATCGGATGCTCCAGTAGCGGCCACCTTGTCAGGTGCGCAGGCAAACCACACATTCGGGGTCTTCTTGTAGCCCGACAGAACGACCCGTGCGCCCCATCGACAGATCAAGGTTGCTCGGTTTCCAGCAGGGCTGGACGAAGGATCCGTGTGGTATGGACCCTTGTGTGTTCCCGTCGTGGCTCCCCACATGGTCACGCCAGTCGTGGTGTCGGTGAGGAGAACCTTCGTGTAGTGCGTGCCATCGACGAAGTAGAAGTACTCGTTGAACTGGACGCCCTCGACGAGACCAGTCGTGTTGAGTTTCTCCGTCGATTGGCCGGGAAATACCGTCGCCGTTGCAGTCAGATTCGACCGTGGATCGGCGTAGTAGATTTTCCCAGCGCGCACGAAGATGATCTTTTCGACGAGGGATCCGCTGATGTAGGCGCGGAATGTCCCCATGAACTGCACGCCGCCGAGGTTGTACAACTGCGTGCCGTTTCGCGTGCTGATCCGCGTGCGACCGTTCCAAACATCCGACGGCATCATGTTCAGGCACGACGGCGTCATGCCCTGCGGAATCGCGCTGAACTGCGCCTGCTCCGTGAAGCCCTTGAAAGGAAGTTGGACGGGAATGTGCGTCATGCCGTCCTAATGAAGATTGCCTGCCATTCGCTGTGGTTGGTGAAACTCCCCGGACTTCCGCCTTGAATGCTCATTGCCGAATCGGTTATCTGAACGTGGTAAAAAGTGTTCCCGCTGAAGATATTTCCTCTCCACGTCGTTCCAGTCGGAGCCCTCAGCCCAGCCATATCTGTACTGATGGTAAATCCGCTTGTAGCGGTGCCTACGGTTTGAGCCGTGATGACTCCGAGCGCGCCTCGCATAATCGCCATCTGGCCGACGCGGCTCGACTCCAAGTAGTTTTTCGTAACCGCGTCTTGTGCTTGAGTTGGGTTACCGACATCGATGATTCTGTGGGCGTTCATGTCCAACCGTTCATTCAGGGTCGCGCCCTTCCTGAAGATTGCGGCGGTAACATCCGTTGCGCCGTTGTCAACAACCAACTGGTCGGCACCTCCGGCGGAAAGAGCAACCTTATCGGCTGCCGGGAAATAGATGCCTGTATCCGAGTCACCACTCGTGGTGATGATCGGAGCCGCCGCCGTTCCTGCCTGCACCGTCACGATGTCTGTGCTAGCGTTTCCAAGCGTTGTCGTGCCATTGACCGTGACATTGCCCGTCAGCGTCGAGTTTCCATCGACGGTCAGGCCAGTACCCGTGTCCTTGAGCGTGATGCTCTTGGCAACGACATCGACGCCTTCGGTCGCGCTAACTCCCCAAATGTTCTGAGGAGTCCAAGCGCGGTATGTCGAGTCGTAGATGCGCGTGAACGACTTCTGAGGCTGCGTTCCGTCTCCGTCCGTCCACAAGTGCTGAAGCACCACGGAACCGAACGCGAGGACGAGCATGTTGATGCCGCCGTCTGCCGCCTTGATGTCGATCGGAGCGGCGGGAACGGTTCCCGATGTGATCGACGCGATTCCAGCCCATCGGTACACGCCGGGAACACGAAGTGATGCGTCATCGATGTTCGCGTTTGGGGATGAGAAGTACGGGAGCGTTCCGCCGAGCCACGGGAGGGCTGGCCAGTCGCTGGATCCATCACCGATCTTGATCTGCTTCAGCGTGGTGTCGAGGCCGATCTCGCCGACATCAAGTTGCGGCGGAGTTCCGGCGTTCCAGTTGGTGGTCGTGTCGCGTCGGACTTGGATCTTCGCGGTCATTGTTCACCTTCCTCGACGAACCTTGGAGGCACGATGTACATGCCTTCAGGCAACTCGATGCTGTTGGCGGACAGGGTCCATTGACCGTCAACCAGCATCCACACCCGTCCCTTCACCCCCGGACCCAGTCGAACTGGACTTTGATCGGGGATGAACACCGCCCTGCTGCCGCAGCCACTCGCGAATGCGAGCGCCGCCACGACGAAGACGATCACGATCCACATCAGCATCGATCGCCACGGAGCCACGCTCCATGCGACGCTCAAGGTACGACAGGAGGCCGAGGACGATCTGCGCGAGTACTCGGTCGAACACGGGGTGTTCTCCTCAAACCAATCGTCGTACCCTTGGGTCACTTCGCGCCAGCCTTCTCGCTGCTCACCTTGTTGTCGCGGGCGAAGATCAGGCCGAAGCCCGCGATGCACGCGGCAACGACTGCGGTCCAGTCGGCGACGGTCGCTGGGTCGTTGTCGAAGGTCGCGGACAGCGCGCCACCGATGGCGACGAGCATGGCACCAATACCTGCAACCGTGGTACGCCAAGACGGGATGAACTCGGTCACAACTTGCTCCTTTCAAGACGATCCAGCCGTGCGGCCAGTTCGCGCAGACGCTCTGCGGTCTGCTGATCGGTGAGGTTGAAGCCGACCTGCGCCTTGGCTAGGTCGGAGACGATGCTGCTCAGTTCCTTGACCTGCTCGCTCGTGGTGGCGAGTTGCTGATCCTTGCGGCCCATGTTCAACAGCACCGTTCCGATGCCAATGCAGATCGCGACGAACTGCGCCCATGATGCCACAAGTTGAGAGTTCTTCTTGCTGTCCTCTGTCATGATGGATTCCCCAAAAATCCGCTGCGATACCTGAATGGATCAGAGACGAACCCGCCTGCACGGTTGATGTTCAGGCGACCATAGTCCCTCTGTGCAATGCCATCCTTGATGGCGGCCGCGTTCCAAATGGGGCCGTTGTCGATCTCAATCAGCCGCGCGGCAAGCCCTTCGTCTTCGTAGGCAACGGCGAAGGCACGGCAGTAGGCGATCAGAAGCGCCTCGACATACGGTGGAACGGGGATGTTGTAGGTGTCGGCAGTAACCGCGTTCGTCTCGCCCGAGACAGGCGTCCATCCCGCGCGGTAGCGGATGATGATGGAATCGGTCGTGGTCGCTTGCGGAGTGGGGTAGAGTTCAAGCCGGACAGCGGGAAACGCAGCACCCGCCGTGAGAGGCGTCACATTGTCTGCTTCCGCCCAAGGCCGGGAGAGAGCCGCGTAGTAGACGCTGTCCACCAGCGCAGGAGCCATGCTGTTGCGGAACAGTTCGATCTGCTCGGGGCTGGTCAACTCGACGCGCCAACCGAGGCCAGCCTTGGTCACGAGGGAGACGATCTCCTCGGCATCACCGGGCATCGCTGCCCAGTTCTGATTGGCTACCAGCGAGACAGGGCGGCCCGTGCGCTCGCGGAACCGCCATTGCTTGGAGAACAGGTAGTTTCCAGCCTG